TTAGCCCTGACGATGGCCGCCGCTCTGCTTGAGAAAGTTGGCGAACAGCTCGTGGCCCTGCTCGGTCAGAATCGACTCAGGGTGAAACTGTACCCCTTCCACGTTCAACGTTTTGTGACGCAGGCCCATTATCTCGTCAACCGAGCCGTCTTCCAGCGCAGTCCAGGCGGTCACTTCCAGGCACTCGGGCAAGGTATCGCTTTTTACCACCAGCGAGTGGTAGCGGGTTACCACCAGTGGATGATTAAGGCCTTCGAACACGCCGCCGTCCTGATGCACCACCGGGCTGGTTTTGCCGTGCATCACCTGACGCGCACGCACCACATCGCCACCAAAGGCCTGCCCGATGGACTGATGCCCCAGGCACACACCCAGAATCGGCAGTTTGCCCGCGAAATGTTTGATCACTTCAAGCGAGACACCGGCTTCATTGGGTGTGCACGGGCCAGGCGAGACCACGATGCGCTCGGGGTTCAGGGCTTCGATCTGTTCAATGGTCAGTTCGTCGTTACGAATGACTTTGACATCGGCCCCCAGCTCACCGAGGTACTGCACGACGTTGTAGGTGAACGAATCGTAGTTATCAATCATCAGCAGCATTTTGCTATCAACCTTTTGATTTACTGACTTGATTCAGGCCTTCCGGATTCTGCTTCACTCATGCATCCCCTCGTCAGCCATAAGGCCGGGGGACGGAGAAAAACATCACAAAATCGAAGGCATACAGGTACGGGTCCGGCAGGGCCGGCAAGGAAATAGTCAGGCGCGCCAACGCCAACGGGCGTGAGCCTTGATAACGCGCATCAAGAGTTTGCTGACAGTCGTCACGGAAGGGGTCTCATCGGTACGTTTCGGGACATTAGCGTACCGAACCGACCGGTGCAATATGAATGTACCGTGCAAGACCGATTGAAAAGCCTGTAAAGGCTGAAAAGAGGGCCGCACCTCCTTGCGGAGGCGGGTTTCAGGCAGGGGCACGATGGCCAAAGGTGGGGTGCCGGAGGGAACATCAGTGCGCAATCTCGCGCACGTAGGCCTGGCAGGCCTTCAAAGCGATCAATCCCTGATCGCCGTAGTCGGTGATGGCGACAATTCGTCCAGCAGCCGCTGGGTCAAGTTCGCCTCGCGAGCTTCCATGAACCACGCCGCCGGAACCGGAGGCGGTTGGCATTCCATCGCCAGCGGTGGGGCTGGCAAGGAGGACTGACAGCCGCAAATCAGCGGTAGCCAGACGATCACGCAAGCGGGCCTGAGAAGTCTGTGCATCGCTCAGTTCCTTATGAATGGTTGTATCGTTATCTTGCAGACGGAGTTCCAGCGCCCGCCTTCGCGCTTGTTCAGCGTTCTGCCAGTCGACGACCGCCAGCGCCGCCTGCTCGCGCTCTTGCTGCCAAGCCAGCGTTTGCGTAGACAGTTGCAGACCATAGTGAGCCGCCTGCCACTGCCAGGCGGCCCATGTACCCAGCCCTGACCCCAGCACGAATGCGAGGATCAGGAATCGCATATCCAGCACTTTCACGGCAGCACCTCCAATGCCCGCTGGTAAAGCGCCTGCCGATCCGCCAGGCCGTTGGTACCGCCGTTGATGCGGCAGGTGATCATCAGAAAATCACCCTTGTCTGCCAGCGCATTGAGGTTGGCCCGGTCCCAGAACCATGCCGCCGACATGGCGGCATGCTCCGGCTGTTCAAGCAGTTGCGGCTGGCGCAACAAGTCCAGCCCCAGCGCCTCCCCGCACGCTTCGTAGTTAGCCCGCCCCGTCACCTGAATCAGCCCGCGCCCTCGGTACAGTTGACCGTCGCCATCTGCCTCTGGCGTGTTGCCCAGACGCAGCGCCAACTGCCCGGTGTCGTACTTGGCCAGATAGCTGTCGCTACCCAGCTCGCGCACATAATGAAGCTGCCCGGATTCATGCCCGATCTGAGCGATGAACCCAGCGATACGCAGGCGGGTGTTGATGGTGTAGCGGGCCATGGCGGTGTTGAGAGCAGGAACAAAAACGCCGGCTTTAGGGC